AACCACCACCACCTGTGAAAGAAACATTAGGTCTTGTTTGATATCCTGAGCCAGTTGTGTTAAGAGTAACACTAACAACTTTATCAGAATTTGTTTCAGTTCCAAGAACAGCTGTTGCTGTTGGTGCAACTGTACCAGTTGGTGTTTGAACAACAACTGTTGGAACGGAAGTATAACCACTACCACCATTCGTGACTTTGATACTATCAATAGTTCCTAGAGGTTTTGCTTCCCTCATTCTTTTTTTTGTTTGTAGTTTTCTAGTTGCATCATATGTCATTGTTGCAATTTCAAATGACATTCTTGGTAACGTAATTTGAGATTTTTTAGAATCCCGATTAAGTTGACCTTGTTCTAATATAGTTAAATATTTTTCAGCAGGGCCGTATGCAATAGGAACTTTAAATTGTTTTTTAACTGTACCATCTGTGGCTGTTCTCTTTACAGTAATATCGTTAAATACTGTACCGAACAAAACAATTATATTTCTTATGTTTTTATTGTAAAAATATCTTCCAAACATTATAAGTCTCCCTCACTCCACGGATCAATCTCACTAAAATCTAGAATATTGTCTCCATCTGTTTCGTATATTTTATTATCTGAATATTCAGATGATTCCATTTTTTGATCGTCAATTTCTAAAACATTTCTTATTGCTGAAGATTTAACACCTTGAAGATTTTCACCAATAACAAAATCACCAACAACATTATAAAGCTTTAATATATTACCCGTATTTGTAGCACTTCCACCACCAACGGTTGCAGATGCTGTGGCGTTCAACAGACTTGCACCTTGAAAAACTTGTTCATCAACTTTATAGTCAATACCACCGACTGCTACTATTAATTCAATATCAATTGCGTGTGCTTTTTCATATGCGTCAAATATTTCAGCTGTTGCAGAACCTTCAGGTAATGCGAACTCTTCTTCACTAAAGATAAATTTCTCACAAGTCAATTCAAATACAGTATTCTTTCCTAACGGATAAAAAGGTTTTTCATCTTCAACAAATTTAATTTCAAATAAGTTTTTGTCAACAGGAAAATATATTAAGTCACCTTCCCTCGGAGCTGCCAACGCTGTTTCTTTAAAAAATCTTTCTCTGTTTACTATCATATTTAGTTCGTCTTGAATATCAAGACCAAACTTGGTTGCAACATCTCCAGCACCCTCAAAACCTTCTGGTGTATTTACATACATTTCAATTTCAACAGCTGACTCAAATCTAGATAAAGCATCTTCGTTAAGTACATCATCCTTCTTAACAGCTGTTCTTGCTAAATATAAAACGTCAACACCACTCATTTGAATTACTTCTTTTGTTAAATCATTGAGTAATTCTTGTTGTGGAAAAGAGTTTAAATTCTTAAAATAATTGTTAGTTGTCATATTATCCTACATATCCATCTGCTGGTAATTCGTATTTAAGACTTGTTTCTTCTTCTATAAGTCTTATTTCTTCAACAGCTTCATCATAAATTGTTTTACCATCAAGTGTAATACCGCCAGGTAATACAACACCCTGAAACTTTTTCAGGTTCTCTCCCCATTGTCTTTTGATTAAAGCTGTTGCATACTTTTTCAAAAACATATCATTATAAACTTCTGGATATGTCGCGGGGTTTAATGATTGATATGCCTCAATGATTAAAATATCCCCAGCACTAAATTTATCATTCCAATCAGTTTCTAAATAAACTCTGTTTTGTTTTCTGTTAAAAAGCATTGTTGGTGCAATAGAAAATAATTCTTCAACCAAAGAAAAATTCTGTTGTGTCATTTCCCATTGTATCAAAGAAGTGCCTGAAAAATTATTCAAGTCATTCAATCTTAATTGATATTCTTCATTGAAGAAACCACCTTGAAATGAATCAAAACTAGGAATAGGTAATACTCTAACAACACTAATAATAGGATCAGCTGCAGGAATATACTCATTAGTAATGTCATTTGCAGTAATAACGTGTTTTGTAAATACTTTCTCAACACCGTCAAAATGGTATTCTTGAAAATATTCCAAGGCGTCATCAACTCTTTCTTCAAGTTGATCTTCATCTATATTGATTTCTACAACAGGCTGTCCTAATCGTCTTAAACAATAATCTATTAAACCTTGTCTTGTAGTTACGGCTGCCATACTATTATCCTCTTGTTATTGTGGAGTAATTCCCATTACTTCTACTTGCTTCAAAATATTTTGTTTATCTTCCTCTGCAATTTGTACTCTTGCTTCTAGTTGAACAATAACACCATTTGCATCATTTACTTTTGCTTGAAGAATATTAATAATTTTCTGAGCATAGTTAAGTTGTGCTTGTACTTGTTCAACTGTTATCTCTGGATCAACAGGTGCTGGTTGTGCAAGTGGTGTTTTCTTTGTTTTCTTTTTTGGTTTTTCTGTTGCTTGTGCTGCTTCAACAAATCCTTCTTCTACTTTTGTTTCATTCATTTCATTAACTCCTATATAGAATTATTAAGTTATTATTATCTACCTCTTTTTTTCTTAGCTGGTTCATCTGCTCTTGATATGCGTTGTTCATCCGCTTCCAATCCATACCTTGTGCGAATCATTGTATCTAAGCGCAAAATATCAGTTTGTAAAACTCGTATACGATCTATGAGCTGTACTAATATATCTGTTTGATATCCTATCTTTCCTGTTAGTGAATCTTGTAACCATTTTACAATTTTCCAAAACCCCCACCCAATCAATAACAAACCTACAATTGGCACACCTAATTTTTCAATTAGGTCAGCAGTTTGGTCTAATTGCATAAGCACCTACCTTATATATATGTATAAAACAAAAAAGGGGATAGGGAAAATCCCCATCCCCCTTCGGTGAATCTACTACTATGTTGTTTTCTAAATTAAACTAACCTTAGAAAGTACCACCATCAACTGCGTCACTCCATGCTGGAGCTCCAGAAACCATCGTCAAATGCTGACCAGCAGAACCAACTGTCAATGCAGTCATGTCAGCTGTATTAGCACCCAATAAGATAGCACCAGTTGCAAGAGACTGAACACCAGTACCACCGAGGGTTACAGGCATTTCAGTTGCAACAGCCATTGTTCCACTATTAACGGAAAGAACACCCGTTGAACCTGAGAAATCTTGGCCTGTACCACCGAACTCTGTACCAACTACTGTACCTTGCCATGCACCAGTTCCGATTGTACCAACGGTTGTGATGTTAGGTTGAGCTGCAGTTGTCAATGTACCAGCAACATTACCAAAGTTGGCATTAATGCGTGTACCATTGTAGGTTTCGTTAGTTGCTGTAGCAGCTGTCCAACCTGTGAACTCACCAGTATTTTCATCGTAACCAAAGAAACCAAGTCTTGCAGAACCATCATTGTATTTGAATTCAACACCACGATCTTTGTTATCGTCTGAACCACTTTGTCCAATACTAAAGATAGGATCAGCAATACTTACAACAGTTGAATCAACAGTTGTGGTTGTACCATTAACTGTCAAGTTACCTGTGATTGTTACATTGTTTGGCATACCAATTTGTACTGCGGCACCTTCTGAACCAGCACCATTAGTTACTTCAATCTCATTTGCTGTACCAGTAATGGTAGAAACGTAGTTACCAGTTGTATCTGTACCCAATGCGATTGAGTTGGCAGCAACACCTGTTACTGTAACTGCACCAGCTGCGTCAATAGTAACGTCACCAGACAAAGGTTTATTATCCCACGAATTCGTTCCATCATAGATCAATACATGACCACCAGCAGGGGCGGAAATGTTTGTATCAGTTGCATTTGAAATTGCACTTGTACCAGATGCTACTGCTGCGGTTACAAATGCAGTTGTTGCTACTTGTGTTGTGTTTGTTCCACCACCAGCTGTAGGAGCTGTTGGAACACCTGTCAATGCAGAGTTTGCCAACAATTCTGTTCCCCAACCTGGCCCACCAATTTTTCGTGTAACTGCACCAGCACCAGTAACGTCACCAATATACAAGATACCAGCTGCACCACCTGTGCCGTGGTCAACCCATGCTAATTCACCTTTTTCCAACGCATTTGTGCCGGGAGCGGAATTATTGGGAGATCGTTTTATTTGAATAGTATTAGCCATTAATTTTTCCTCTTAAATATTTATTGTTTTGGTTTAATCAATTAAAGTCATTGCAATAATACTATAAAAATCACGACCTACTCCATGTCATTGTAAAATGAAAACCACCCCTAAAAACTTTTTAGAATACACCACCATCATTATCATTAATGATTGAAGCATCAATAGGAGCAAACTTTCCTGTTGCTGCATCGTATACTAAAACATCGTTATCGTTCAATCCAGCTTTATTTACATCTTTTAAATCCACTAAAAAATCTGCTGAACCACCACCGCCTCCAGATGAAGCAGGAGCTGCACTAGTAGTTAATAGTGGTGAAGTTGTAAAAATTGGATTACCAGTATTACTAATTACTCTAATTGGCATTATGCTGTTACCTCTGGTTTAACAGTAAATACACCTTCTATGACTCTTTCCTTTGCCCCTGTTGCAGTAGTTGTTAATTCTACATCATAGAGATATTTACCATTCTTTAATAAACTAGTTTGTGCATTAGTCAATGATAAAGTAATAAGTCCTTGACTTGCATCATTAACCATTATATTGACACTAGTCTTTGCTGAAGCAGATTTAAAATGTCTCTTTACATCAGAAGAAAGAGTTTGGCCAGTTATATCACGGTTTGCAGTACCATCTGCTATCAATAAGTGAATTTGTGCCATCCAATCTTGGCCAGCATTAACATTTTGATTCCATACGGTTGCGGGCATATTCTTATCCTAACGCAATTGCCATTGTTACTGGACTTGTAGCTGCTGTTGATTGTGTAGTTCCATCTGCAAATGTAATTTTATTTCCAGACATAATATGAATACCATCACCTTTTATTTGTATAACCGATGTACTTGAACCAGCTTCTTGTACATGAAATTCTAAAACTGCATCTTCTGTGGATGCAGATGCATCTGTGATTTTACTGGTTATCTTTGCAAATACAACCTTATCACTATTATCGTTTTCCCCTTGAAATTTTATTTCACCAATATCATCTGAATCAAATGGTGAAAAAGAATTTCTATATAAATCTATAGTAGGGCCAGCAGATGCACCAGCATCATCAGAAATTAATTCCAATGATGATTTTCCATCTGAAGCATCTGATATAGTAACAATACTATTATCCGACTTTCGTGTGTATAGTTTCTGGTCTGCAATGTTCATACAGATTTCACCTACTGCCAAATTACTTGTTGTAGGTACTGTACCAGCACTTTCACTTCTTTTTATCTTTATTACATTAGCCATAATTTTTTATTTTATTTTATAACCAAACAGGCGGTTTAGAGTCGCGAAGAATATGTTCCTCTGTTATAATAAACTCATCAAACTTTGGTTTGTATTTTTCGTAAAATTCATCTGTACAATTCATATTCATATAAAACCCATGATAGTGTTTTGCATGAGTTTTTATTTTTCCATTAGATAAATATGAAGCTGGTGATTTTAATAATTTACCAAAAGGATTAATATCAAAATCAGGTGTACTAATACACCATTGAGGCTTCCTAGTATATATATTCTTTTCGGTTAGCATAAACAAATGTTCCATCATAAGTATTTCGCCGTTAACACATCCCAAAAGAAATTCTTGTCTCATTGTATCTCCTATTACTTATAAGATTATTTATAAGGGGGATGTTTCCATCCCCCGCATTTGTTTATTAACCGAGTGCAATTGCCATCGTTACAGCTGTTGGATCAACTTCAACTGTTACAGGTGTTGCCCATTGTCCATCACCTCTGAGAAATGTTGTGTTGCTTGCAGTTCCAGATGCTGACAACATTGTAGGTGTAACGACACCAGCACCGATTGATGCATTTGCAACTGTACCTGTTAGCATTCCACCAACTGCTGTTGTACCAACATTTGTTGAATCTGCTGCCCATGAAGGAGCTCCACTTGCAAGTGTCAACACTTGTCCGTCTGAACCTTTTGCAAGACGAACATAATTAGTTCCATCATAATACATAACGTCACCAGCTGCATCTGAACCAAGTGCAATGTGTGTTCCATCAATTGCATTAGCTGCGATTGCGGCGTTTGAAACTGTACCTGTTAAGTCACCACCAACTGCTGTTGCACCAACATTCGTTGAATCCGCTGCCCATGAAGGAGCAGTCGCACCACCGTTCATTGTCAATACCTGTCCAGCTGTACCTTTTGCAAGTCTGACCCAATCACTACCATCGTAGTACATAACGTCACCAGACTGTTGACCAGATAATGCAAGATGAGTTCCATTGACAGAGTTATTGTTCAAACTGATATTACCAACTGTACCACCAACTGCACCACCGACTGCTGTACCAGATACGTTTGTAGAATCTGCAGCCCACGCAGGATCGTTTGCACCCATTGTAAGTACATGACCAGATGAACCTTTTGCTAACCGAACATAATCTGTTCCATCGTAGTAAAGGATATCACCACGAGCATCACTACCCATTGCGATCTTAGCACCAGTTACAGCATTGTCTTTAATTTTTGCAGTTTCAACTGCATTGTTAGAAAGTTCAGCAACCGTGATTGCATTGTTAGCAATGTCTTCAGCAACGATAACATCAACACCAATCATCGCTGATGTAATTGAACCAGCAGGGATTGTGATATTTGAAACCGTACCAGTAACATCACCACCAACAGCAGTACCACCAACATTCGTAGAGTCATTTGCAAATGACAATACACCACTACCATTAGTTGTCAATACTTGACCAGCTGTTCCATCCGTTACTGCAAGTTTCGCAATCGTTACTTGGTCATCAGCAATTTTAGAAGTTGTAACTGCGTTTACAGCAAGTTTATTTCCTGTAACAGCACTACCATTAATTTTATTAGTTGTAACAGCATTATTTGCTAAATCAGCTTCAACAATTGTTCCATCAACAATACTTGCAGATACAACTGAGTTCGCAGCAAGTTTATCAGCAGTTACAGCATCGTCTGCCAAGTCTGCTTCAACAATTGTTCCATCAGTAATATGACTTGATGCAATTGTTCCAGCTGCTATTTGAGTTCCAGTAATTGTTGCATTGACTATATTTCCTGCTGCGATTGTTGTTGCAGCAATCTTTGCACCAGTAACAGCACCAGCTTTAATGTGATTTGTTCCGACTGCTCTATCACTATCAGTTGTTGCACTATCACTTAACTTATCAGCAGTTACTGCATCGTTTCCAATACTTGCTTCAATAACATTACCAGCTGCAATGTTTGATGATACGACTGCGTTAGGAGCAAGTTTATCAACGTCAACAGCATCATTGGCAATTTCAGGTGTTCCGACTGCACCACCAGCAATCTGTGCATTTCCTACCGTACCTGTTAAGTCACCACCAACTGATGTTCCAGCAACATTCGTTGAGTCTGTTGCAAATGATAATGTACCAGCTCCATTTGTAGTGAGGTATTGACCATTCGTTCCATCGGTAACATTCAGTTCAGCAATACCAACTGTGTTTGCAGCAATCTGTGCATTTCCAACTGTACCAGATAAATCACCACCAACTGCCTGTGAAGCTGGGTTGGTAAAACCTAATGCACCAGAACCATCTGTTTTCAGTACATCATTTGCATTTCCGTCTGTAACATCCAACTTTGCAATGTCAACAGAGTTATCAGAAATTTTAATTTTGGTTACAGCATTACTTGCAAGTTCTGAAACCGTTACCGCATTAGCTGCAATGTCTTCAGCAAGAATTACATCTACACCTAAATGTGCTGATGTAATT